CGTTGCAAGCGCTCTAGTCGTTCCACGGCAATGGCCATTTTCTGCCGTTCCCGGATGCGCTTATCAAGGCATCCATTGCACAGTGTGCCGTTGGTTTCCGGGCCGATGAGTCGCGCTTTACATAGTTTGCAGTGTTCCATTGTTCGCACCTCCGTTTTACTTGCGCACCAATTTCCACGTCACATCTACCATGCGCAGAAGTGACAGGCTGTGAAACTTGGCCCGGTTGGTTTCGTTCAGTTGGTCGGAGACAGACACCACGGCAGAGGCAGTGAAGGAATCGACTGCCACCCATCCGCGCTTCGATCCGGAAAAGAAGTCTTTGCAGTCGTACTCTCCGGGTGTGTCTTTGCGTGGACGGGCTAACATGCACCCGTCTTTCGCGGCTTTGCGGAATACCTCAATGGCTGTCATTGTTCGCACCTCACAAAGTGACCTTCGAAAGTGACCTTTTTACGCCACGGCAGAGGCAGAGACTTTGCACATTGGCGTAAATGATTCGGCGCCAGTATGGGGCAATGGTGGGACCTTGTCAAGAGCAAAAAAAGGTAGAATTTACGCTGTACACCGTAAATAAACGGTGGCCACGTAAAAAAGACCTTGACAATGTTCTAGCCTTGACTAGACTCGCAGTAGTCCGGTATAGCGGACAATTCAAACTGAGGTGCGAAACGAAATGGCTCACAATATCTGGAATGACGGACAGGTAAACGCTATGTTTTGCGTAGGCGACCGCAAGGCCGCATGGCACGAACTCGGACAACGCACGCCAAACGCGGTCAGGTGGCAAGATGCCATGGCCATGGCCAACTTGGACTGGACAGTTAGCAAAGTGCAGTTGCATGGCGCGTTGTACGGTGCACCCCGTCCGTTGGATGGAACCTTCGGAATCTTCCGTTCCACGGATGGCGCATTTTTGGGAACGGTCGGCGACCAATACACCCCAATCCAAAACCGCTACGCATTCGACTTTGTGGATTCGCTCATCGATGCCAGTGACGGCGCCCACTATGAAAGTGCAGGAGCACTCGGCAATGGTGAGCGCATTTGGTGCCTTGCGCGCGTGCCTGCGGACATCTTGGTAAAAGATGTTGACCGCTCTCAGGTGTATCTGCTCTTTACCACGTCACACGATGGCAGCATGAGCGCAACCTGCAAGCTGTCCACGGTTCGCGTGGTTTGTCAGAACACGCTAAACAGTGCACTGCATGGCGCGGGCGCATTCGTTCGCGTCAAGCACACGCGCGAAGCGGAACGGCGTTTAGATCAAGCACGGCGTTTGATGGACGGCGTTACTTCGGACGTTCGGGCACTGGAAGAGAAATTGAACCTTCTGGCCACCCGGCGCCTCACGCGCGACAGCATGGTAGCAATTCTCGACCGCGTATTTCCCAAACCAGCAGACCCGAAGACCAATCCCACGCGGAGAGAAAACTTGCTCGCGGATGTGCTCTCCCTGTACGAGAAAAACGACGGGCGCAACGGTTTCGCGGAAATTCGCGGGACAGCTTACAACCTGTTGAACGCCATCACGGAGTACACCGACCACACGCGCGGGGTGCGGATTACGGACAGTCGCAAGGGATACACCGAACAACGCGCCCGCGCGGAAAATGCGCTTGTGGGCACGGGTGACAAACTCAAAACGGAAGCCTTGACCGCTATCCTTGAACTGACCGCGAATGACCCCACGTTCGCGCCCGTTCAATTCGCAGGGGTGCGGTAATGAATTCCACGGCGCCCAATACGTGCCCGCGTTGTAACTCCGAACTGGCCACAATCCCACAGGCTCACCCCTGTGCGGATTGTGGGCAGTATCACCACTGCCCGGTGTGCGATCTGCTCTCCGACCGTTTGCCCGCCATTATCGCGGACATCGCGAACGAACTGCGCACCCCAAAAATTCCCCTCTCTGCAACTGCTCCCACAATTTCGCCCGCACCCGCTCCGGATGTGGTCGATTTTGAACGCAACCAACCAACGGCGTCGGACCTAATCCACATGCACGCTATGGGAATCCGCTTACAAGACCCAATGCAACATTGGCCACGCCCCGATTGGAATGTACTCAGCAAACGCAAATAGCACACCGTAAACTCTCACCACGTGCCCGGTCGCAACTGACCGGGCCTTTTTATCCCCTCCACAAACCCACCTAAAACACCCCACACCAAACGAACGCACCCGCACCTGACCACGGCACCCCAACCGCGCCCGAACGCGCTACAATCGCGCCCAGAACCGCGATTACGTGGCCAGCGCAACAATCCAGCGAGACGCAACCCATGAGCGGAGGAGGCAGGCAGCCGCACGGAGGCGGAGGCTTCGCGAACCTGCGCAACATGCCCGCGCGTACGCTTACCTATCTGGTTTAAAACGTGCGGGAAACGGTGGCCAGCGTAAAGCCTCTTACAAGCGCTGGATGCGAAAGTACAGAAACTATTGGGTTTCGCAAGGTTGGCCATTGCCCGAACGTGTGCAGATTCCCAAGGGAAAGTGTAAGCCCTTGAATCTAAGGGATGTTCTGGCCGAAACATTCGAGCACCCCCCTACGTCAGCGGCGCTCCGGCGCTCGTCGCCATCGGCGGCCCCATTCACAGGAAAAAGTGGATTTTCTCTCCAAGCGGTTGCTTTGGCAAGGTTGCGAGAAACTTTGTCCAGAAATGTGGTACAAGGGATGGCAAGGTTGGAAGGGATGGCAGGGGTGGTTGGGAGGGTAAGGATGGTGAGTAAAGCAGGGATGGAAGAGATGCAGGTATTGAATGTGAAGGAAGTGCCGAAGGAATTGATGTGGTTGGTGAAGACGGTAGCGATGCAGAGGAAGCAGAGTGTGAAGGATTTTGTAGTGGAGATTTTGGGGGTAGCGGTGGGGTATGGGGAGAAGGCGGAGCCGGTGAGAGTGAGGAAGGAAAAAGGGCCGGTGGTAGAGGAGGCGAGGGTTGACAAGGGGACGGAGTTTGATCCGGCGAAATTGGAGGAGAAGGTGGTGGAGGCGGCGCAGTGCAAGCGCTGTGATCGGGTGATTATGCGGGACACGAAGAATCGGAAGTACTGGTACTGCGGGGGGTGCAAGCGGCAGTTTGATGACCGGGAAGTAAAGATTTTGCCATGAGGCAGTGCAAGCAGTGCGGGTTTCAGGTGGATGCGGACACGGTGGAGGAGTTGCGGCAGATGTCGGAGCATCTGACGGTGCACAATCCGAGTCCAGAGCAGTGGCGGGTAGCCTATCACCGGATGCAAAGGTCGAAGGAGACGGGCAAGCCGTGTGAGTGTGTGGAGTGTCGGAAGGAGAAGGGGTGAGCCGATGCTAGTACTGACCAATCTGCGCAGGAACGGGACGGTGGATGTGCTGGTGGTGATGGGCGAGGAGAACATGCGACGGATTCGCGAGTACGATCCGGCTGAGATTTCGTGGCATGAATTTCCCCCGGAGTATCGAAATCGGATGCCGGGAACGATTGCGATTACCTTTGCCACTGCCGAGGAGATGGAACGGATTGAAAAGCTGGCCATGGAGGGCAGGAAGGGGGAAGCCTTCGAGCTGGTGACGCGAGGCTTCCGCTTTCGTCCCGAGGAAGGCGACCATGATGGTGGCCCCATCCTGTTGGGCAAAAAGCGGGAACGGGAAAATTGACCTACGAAACCGATTGGCGCAAGGCGCACGGCGTGGAAGACCCCGACTGTGGCGACCGGGCCATGCTGTGGTTTGGCATCGTCGGGCAGCTCGCGTTGCTGGTATTCCTGCTACTGGCGGTGATGCGATGACCGAGCCTTCGGCACCCGCGCCCCGAATGGGACTCAACTCAATTTCCGTGGAAGGTATCTGGCTGCGTCGGATTGGAGACTGGGTAGAAGTCTTGGTCGAGATTGACCGCAAGTGGAAGACGATCATCCGCGAGCATTACGATGGACCGTTTTCGCATATCTGCGAGCCAAACGGGATTGCCGCAGAAGGGCGGTATCTTGAGCATGACTGATACGCAACGATTCGGATCGCCTGCGAGAACTGCGGAACATTCAACACGACACACAAGATACGATTGGGATGTGCTCGACTTGTACGTCGATGGGAAATCGGTGAAACCATGAATCGCTGGTTCATCGCCGCCATCGGCATGGCTCTGTGCTTGCTGCTCAATAGCTACGCTTTGCGTTTGCTAGCGGGACATCGTAGTGCGATGAGCGGCCCGGTGATTGTCGTGATGGTCATGTGTGCGCTTGTTATGGTGCTGGATTTGATCTTGGGAATCACCTCACATGAGTGACGAACCTGATAGTGCGCCAGCGGACAGAGAAGAAGAGAAGGCCCGCGCTTTGGCCCATGAGGTGTTTCGTCTGCTGGCCACGAAAGGCGGACATTCAAGGAGTGAGAAGAAAGTGGAAGCCTCCAAGCAGAATCTGAAAAAAGCGAGATGGAAGCGCCGTCATCCCCACGAACCGTATCAAGATGGAGTATCCTGAACCTCATGGCTCTTGACAGGGCAATGACTTAGGAATAAGAAGTGGCTATGAATGCTATCGCTGTTGTCCCCGCTCCCGTCGAGGCCGAATCTCCTGTCCCGGAGGATGAATCCTTGAGTCCAGCAAAACTCACCAACAAGGTCACGAAAGAAGAAGAGAAGAAGATTGTTGCCTCACTTCGCCAAGGCACAAAGGTAACGGAGGTGGCTAAGGAATCGGGCCGCTCCTATACGCTCGTTGCCGAGATTGCCAACCGCTACGGAATTACTCGCCGCATGAAAGACACGCCCCTCTACGATCCCACTCTTCCCGGCAAGATCATGGAGCTGCGAAAGTCTGGTTCTAGGATTTCCGACATCGGCGAGACCCTTGGTCTCTCCGGCGCAACCATTAGTCGTATCCTCCACAACGCCGGTCTGCAAGGGAAGCAGGGACCAAAAGCAAGCAAGAACGGCAAACGTCGCATGAGCGCCGAAGCCATAGAGCGAATCGCCCAAGGACAGCGCGACCGGTGGGCACGCGCCAAGGCTATCGCTGCCAAGACCGGAGAGAATCCGCAGCTCGTCAGAACCAAAGGCTATGTGATTCCCACCCCGCAGGTCGCCCCCGTGCGCGGCATGTATCCGTGTCCGGAGTGCGGAGAGAAATTCCCTCTGCGTCGTATTCTTGGTTCCCATCGACGAATGCACGGAGTCGTGGGAACTGCACCTAGCTCTCTTTGGATGCACAAACGCAATCAGGAAGAAACCACATCAAGCGAAGGAAAGGAACGAACGAATGGCAACCAGCCCAACCCCGAATCCAACAGCGAAATCACGTCGCACATCTCATACCTCTACGGGAAGTTCGAGGCTAACTTACAGGATTACGCAGACCGCCACGAAATCCCTTGGAAGGTACTTGCCTCCGGGGTGGCAAAACTATTTAAACTCCGCACCTAGGAAATATGGTTCGGGTTGGGGTGTGCCCATTCAGTGTCCCCACTGTCAGGAGAAACCACCGAACTATGTCGATACCACGTCGCACCGCAAGAGCTGGATGATCTTTCATCTGGCCAGTCATAGCGGTCGCGTCTATCGTCCGAACTAAAGGAAGGATTGCTCGTGTGTTGTTGGCTACTCTCATCACCGCCGAGGTGTGGGCGGTGATTTCTTTTTCCCGGAAAGGTTAGACCCATGGCAAATCAAACCGACCTGACTATCGCGCCGGAGGATGTGAACGCAGTGCTCCGTGAGGTGCACACTACCTTGCGCAAGCACGGGCTGGTGTGGGGCGCCATGTTCGTGGCAAGGCTGAATGGCACCGACCTGATGTTGCTGATGCGCGAGGATATGTCGAACGAAACACGCATCCAGATGCTCGAAGACCTGATTCGCTGTGCCCACGTGGCGCTGGAAACCTACCAGAAGGTGATTTGAATGGTGACCGAAAAGGAACTGGAAGAAAAGTTGCCCATCATCGACTGGCGCGAGCCACTACTTCTGCGCCTGACCAACGATGTGGAGCCGTGGCTGTGCTGCCGCTTTTGCATTGCCTTTTACGGACTGAAAGCCCACGACGTGGGCGTGACGGTGGACTACGCTACCCGTAACCGGGCCGAGTTTGACGAACACATGCGAAAACGCCATGAGTAGAACATGAAATGGTTTGGTCAAAGTTGGGGCGCACCCATGAACGTGGAGGAAGAACAATGCTCCGTGCCCGTGGGCTGGCCCTGTTTCTGGTGCGAGGAAAACGTGGGGGTGGCCGATCAGGGCATGATCGATCACACCGGCAACGTGTATCACCGCGAATGTTTCATGCGGCCCATCATCGGCTCGGTCGCGCATCTACTGAAACGCTGTTCCTGTTTCAACCCTGAGTCCATCGAATGTGACCCTAAAGGCTACACTAGACGCGAAGCTGCCAAGCTGGCATTAGCGCTGTGGGAGGAGCAAACCGAACCATGACCGAATTACGTGTTGAACTGGAAGCCTTGCCTGCTCGCCTAAAATCCTTGCCGGTCGATGAGCGCGGGTATCCCGTACCGTGGTTCGTGGACTGGATCGATGGCAAGCCGGAATTTCGCGCCATGAGCCCGGAGAAGTGGGTGCGCGCGGTACGGTTCAAACGTTGTTGGGTGTGTGGGGATGCTTTAGGCCGCTTTCTGACCTTCGTGGCCGGACCCATGTGCGGCATCAACCGCACCAGTGCCGAGCCGCCTTCGCATTATGAATGTGGCAAATGGAGCGCGCGTAATTGCCCGTTCCTGAATAATCCCGAAGCCATCCGGCGCATCGATGAGCAAGTGCCGGTGATGAACGAAAACACTGCGGGTTTCTCGCTCGGTCGCAATCCGGGCGTGACCATGCTATGGACGACCAAGGATTACTCCGTGTTTGACGATGGCAAGGGCAAACCGCTGATCTTCATGGGCGAGCCCACCATGGTGGAGTGGTACGCCGAAGGCCAACCCGCAACTCGCACGCAAGTACTGGCGTCGATTGATTCCGGTATCCCTGCGCTCATGGCGCTGGCCCGCACCGAAGAGGGTGGCATCAAGGCATTGCAGGAAGCCCGCGAACGGTTTGAAAAATTCCTGCCCTGAGTTTATGCGGGCGAAGCTAGGCGAAACCCCTAGCATTTTAGGGACGCGCTCTTAACCCAAGCCCCTGCACGAAAGACCTAGGGACGCCTAGGGAACGATTCGTGAAATCCGAGCTAACCCGAAGGACCTTCGGGATTCCGGGGACAAGGGCATGGCCGGAGACCCAACCCTGAAATAGCGTCGTTCAACTCGATGCAGCCCGCTCCGTTTCCCTTGACATTGCTATAACTTCGTCAAATACTTGGCAGCGTGCAAATCCCACTCTGTCAAGGTAGTGGTGTGCTTCACCCCAAGCGGGAAATGAAGCTCACCCACGAAACCGATAAATTTTGGTCGTTTACCTGTGGCTGCGGGTGTATCCGCGCCGTCTCCAAGCCTTCCGTAAAAGAGCACGCCGCCTACCAGAGAGAACAACAACAAATGGACCGTCTTCGCCAAGCACAGGCCGTGTCCCATCGTTCCTATAGTTTCGGAGGAAATTGATGCCTCTCAGCGAAGAGCATAAACAGAAGATGCTCGCCGGTCGCAAAGCCTATCTGGACAAACTTCGCGCGCAAAAGAACCTGCGCCAGCCCGCGAACCACAGTGCCCGTGCCATGGATGAAGCTGTCACCGCGCAGGGCGGCTCTCCGGTACGCTCCTCCCTTTCCCGAGTGAAGGCGTACCGGAGCCGCCCCAAGGGGAAAGCCAAAAAAGTACACGTCAACGGCAAGCCCGACTTTGCCGCCATGACGCTGGAAGAGCTGCGCAAGTGGGTGACGCTGGCCAAAACACAGTGGGATGACGCGATTTCCGCCCTAAAACAAAAGGAAGGGGAGTGGAGCGCGAATCACAACTCCGTCGATTGTGCCTGTGGCTGCGGACTCAAGATTGACCTGAGCCGGGGGCGCTTCGCGTCGAGTGAGAGTTACTACGACGACTTGCACCAAGTGAAGACCCGGTATTGGGCGAGTCAACGTTGCGTGCAAGCCTACCGGTTGGCCCAAAGTCCGCAATATAAGGATCAGGTTCGCCGGGAAATCGAAGAGAAGTTGCAGCGGGAAAACGAGATGCCGACTGCTAGCGGGGCGCTGGAGGGATAGATGGATGGCAGAAAGAACAAGCCACTAAAACCCGGCAGCTACCGCTACCAAACCCACAATGGCCGATTGGTCCCGGCTCACGTTGTTATCGCTGAAAGAGCGCTTGGCCATCCACTTCCACCGGGAGCGGTGGTTCATCATCTTGACGGCACAAAGGAAAATCGACAGGGAAATCTCTGCATCCTCGAAGACGAAGCAACACACCGACTGATTCACCAGCGAATGCGAGCAAAGACTGCGTGTGGCAACCCAAACTGGCGTGCGTGTTGTTACTGCAAGCAGTATGACGATCCAGCAAACATGCTTGAGTATGCACCGTCTGCGCCATCGCAAAAGAGTCCACGGTATCGACATCGAGAGTGCCAAATGCGGTACATGGAAGCGTGGCGAGCGCGAAAGGCGAGTTGATGTTAGACCTAGACCGAGTAGAGCGCTTTTTGACCAAGCTCCCGATTCGTGATCGGGTGACGCAGCGCACTATTCCGTTCAAGATCAATAAAGGGCAGCGAGTCCTGCATGATGCGTTAAAAGAACAACAGCAAGAAAAACGCCCGATGCGTGCCGTGATTTTGAAATCACGACGGCGCGGAATCAGTTCCTATACAGACGCACTGCTCGCGTGTCATTGCATGTCGCGGTCAGGAACGAACTCCCTGATTGTCACCCACAAGTTTCGCTCCTCAGAAGCTCTTTTCTCCACCCCGAAAACCATGCTGTCGGAGAAATTGCCGGGGCAAATTCCGCTAAAAGATCAACTCTTACTGCCGCCGATGACACAGCACAAGATTGTGTTTCCGCACGCGGATGGAGATTCGCAGCTTACGATTGCCACAGCCGGAAACGTAGAAGGTGGACGGGGTGCTTCTTATACAGACTTGCATCTGAGTGAAGTTGGTTTCTACACCAGCGCTGCTGCATTTACTGCATTGCTTCCGACTGTTCCACGTGATCCCGACACGATTGTCATCATGGAGTCAACCGCGAACGGGCGGGTCTATGATGGCGAGCCTTTCTATAAGTTCTGGCAGGCAACAGTAGAAGGGCAGACAGATTTTATTCCGGTTTTTCTTGGATGGTTGCAGGATGCGATTTGTGTTGATTTCAATCGCAATGTGGATGATGCACCAATTGATGATGACGAACGAGTATTGATGAAAGAGTTTGGTGCCCGCCCGGAACAAATTGCGTGGCGGCGCACCATGATGGAATCGCCCGAAATTCGCGGGTATGCACAGTTGTTCGATCAGGAGTATCCCTACTGCCCGGAAGTAGCCTTTATCTCCACCGGCGATCCCGCCTTTACTCGCGAAGAGATGGCCATTGCCCGCTCCACCATCCAGAAGCCGGAGACACGCGGCATCCTGCACATGAACGGGACTACGCCGGTGTTTGAGGAGTCTTCGAATGGCGAGCTGCACATCTGGGAGAAACCCAATCCAAGAGCACGCTACTACGTCGGCGCCGACGCCGCGCGTGGCACTGAGACCGGAGACTTCGCCGCCTGTGTCGTGCTCAACGGGGACACAGGGGAATACGCTGCGCGCTACGTCGGTCACGTCGGCCCCCACGCGCTCGCTTATCTACTTGCAGCCGTGGGTTATTGGTACAACCGTGCCATGGTGAACGTGGAGCTGACCGGGAACCTTGGATTGTGGACGCAGAAAGTTCTGCGCGATGACATCCGCTATCCCTCGCTCTATCGCTGGAAAGGTTCCCGCGATGACAAGGTGGGCGGCAAGATGGGCAAGGGCGGGAGCATCGGATGGGAGACCACCATGCGTTCCCGCGAGATGGCCATGACCGCGTTTCGCGAAGCTATCAAATGGAAAATGATTTTCATCCGCGATGAGATGTTGCTTTCTCAGATGGATATGTGCACGCGCAAGGATTCGTGGGCACGATGGGAAATTGAGAAGGGCCATGACGATTTGTTGATGGCCGGATTGATTGCCAACATCACCCGCGCGCAGTGGCACCCACGTCAATTCTCGCAATCGGGAACCACGTATTCGGAACAGACCAAGCTCCCGGACAAGGTGAAGCACGACCGCACGGCAGCGACCTTGGATGACGTAATCACCATGCAGTGTGTGGATCAGTACAACTCCACCATGGCAGCGGTGCGCCGGGGCGACCGGCAACTCACCGCGCAACAGATGAGGCTCATGGGGATTTGAAATGGCGGAAAAGAAGAAACCCAAACAGGAGTCCATGCGCTTGGGTCGCCAGCATGTTTCTAAACCCGGCAAACCTTGGGAAGCGCAGGAGCTTTCCGACATTAACCGCAATTGGGTGCGCCCTTACGGAACGCGGGAACATGCCCGACAGATGAGCGTCCAGCGCACCAAGGATACTGACGGCTCACGGCGACAGCCACGTAGGAGCACGCGCACATGAACCGACGCACCCTGATTCAATCTCTGCCTGCGGTGGCTTCGCTGCACTTCTTTGCGGCTGACGATGATGATGACGAGAACCGGCTGGCACAGGGCGAAGCTGTGGCGCTCGATGCCGCGAAGAAGTACTTGTTTCTGGTGAAGTCGAGCGAAGTGATGGACATAGAGGCGCTGGCCAAGGGTTTGGGAGAGTTGGGCATCGAAGGCACCATCCAGTTTGTAACCGATCCCAAAACCGCCATGCAGATTTACGAGGTGACGCCGTGAGCAGATTCATGCAGAAGCGAGACAAACGCGCGCAGAAGGCTACGGTTATGGGCCGGGGCATCGCGCAGGAGTACGGGCAGAAGAAAGACCACGCGGGAGCACGCCGCCACCGGCGCAGGAGTCCAAAACGCGGAAGCTAATCGCCATCCTTATTTATTACCGGACGTGTCTCCAACTCTGGACTTTGAGGTTACTGCGCTATGAGTTTCCCCCGCGACCGAGGTGAATTGTCCCCGCAGGTGTACGCCACTTTGTTGTTGATTGCCGCTGTGCGTTTGCATGGTGGCGAGTTGCGGATTCCTACCCTGCTACTGGAAGCAGTGAAGGGCGGGGAATCGATCCTGCACGACTTTGATTTTGGAACACAGGAACTGGTGCTGCGATGTGGCTCGGTGTCCGCGAATCTGCTTGCACTGCCACAGGAGGAGAAATGGGCGACCAAGCCAAACCCATTACCAGCGAAGCCCTTGCCGACATTTTCCGACAGGCCGAAATCAACCTTGGACGACGAGCGAGTGGCGGAGCTGGAGAGGCAGAAGGGCCACGAAAACCTGATGCGCGACCTGCGACAGCGGCGCAGTTCGACGCTGCAAGAGATGTTCTCGACCGACTTGGACGAGGCTTTGAGGAAAGACGGCGGACGAACCGGGTAGAGGCTTACCTGTTTTTGCAACGCAATCTGATGGAGGAAATCGCCACGCTGGTGCCCACGGTGCTCTCGCTGAAAGATTTGCTCGCCTGCATCAGCGGCATCGAGGAACTTTTGGCCGGAAAACAAACCGACAGTGAAGTCACTCCCACCGAAGCCTTGCGGGATTGGCTCAATGCCGAGGAGACAACCCAATGATTATCTATCTGTCTTTGTTGGTCGCGTTGATTGGTGTCCTGATGTACGCATTGTGCGCCAACCCCAAGCTGGTGGAGATTGGCCGATTGTCCTATGCGGTGGGAATGCTGGCGTTTCTTTTGCAGGCACACACCATCGGCGTGATTCCAAAATGAAGGCGAAAGGACCGACACCACGGCAACTTGTCCAAGATCGTATTGAGGCCACAATTCAAGACTTGGCGGCGCTGTATCCGCAAGTAGTGATGCGTTTCCCGGCGAAACAAAGAAAGGAATTCGGTTACGCAATACGGGCACTGAGGAAGGTTCTTAATACATGGCCACCGGCTTCCAAACTGTAATTACCACTTCGAAGACGGCTTCCACGCCCACGCTCTGCCGTCAGCTCGATGAGCTGCAACGGATTTCCGGCGAGTACCGGCGCGAGCAGTTGGGTGAAGACTGGTTTCGCGATGTGCGCGATTTCTTTTCCCTGAACACCATGCAGGCGACGGCGCCGAGCTTTCGCCCGCGTGTGCTGGTGCCAGAACTGCAAATGCAGATGCTGGCCGAAGCTGGCGATGTGACGGATAACACGCCTGTCATCTACATCACCAACCGGGATACCGGGCGGGACAAGAATCGCGAACAGGCCATGCGCGGCTCGTGGCGGCAGGGACAATACAACCTGCAACTATTCATGGCGCAGCTCTGGGCGAATCTGGGCGGCACCGGATTTGTCATGGTGGGTTTCGAGCCATGGGCGCGCGGCGGGCGCGGCGAGGTATGGCTGCGCGTGGTCGATCCGGGGAACTGCTATCCCGATCCGGCAGCCAACTGCGATGACGAATGGGAATTCTTTGGCTTGGTGGAACGCAAGTACTTGGATTGGGTGCGCTCGCGGTTTCCGGAGCAGGGTTACACGATTCAGGCCCGTCCCATCACCCGCACTCCGGCCACCAGCGACACGCTCATGGGCCAGCCCTTTGGCCCCATGCAGATGTCAGGCGGCGGCTTGCCGGAAACCATTGCCGGGGCGTCGGATGGCATGGTCGCGTTCCGCCGATTCTGGGTGAACGATACCACGGTGGAACGAGTGAAAGACCTTGCCGGAAATTCCGCTGGCCGGGAACTCGACATTGCGCCCGCGAAGTTCCACAAGATGTTTCCCAACGGGCGCTTGGTCATGGACGCCGACTCGCAGCACGTCATCTACGACGGCGATAACTACGTACCCCATGGCAAGTTTCCCTTCATCCGTTTCATGGGAATGCCGTCGCTGGAAGGCATTTGGGGTGTGCCGCCGATCCGTTACACCCGGTCGTTGCAGGACTTGGCCGAGCGCATGTACACGCAATTATTCGAGAACGCGATTCGGCTGAATAACGGATGGATTCTGATTCCCAACTCCACCGGCGTGGATGCCGACAAGTTTGGTGGGCTGCCGGGAGAGATTACGGTGTACGACGCGCAGCAAGGGCACAAGCCCGAAGTGGTGTGGCCAAAGGAGATGCCTGCGCACATGGCGCAGCTTCCGCAGCTTCTGCTGGAAGAACAACGGCGCTTGCAGGGACACACCGAAGCTCGGCAGGGAAACCCCGGAGCCGGGAATGTCAGCGAAGACTTGTACGAAGCTGCCGTAGGGCAGGCGTCCAAGATCACCAAGATTCGCGGACGGTTCTTTGCCGGTTCGGTGCAAAGGGTTGCGGAGCAGGTGTTTTACTGCATGGCGCGCTTTCTCCGCAACCCGCTCCAATTTCCTCCGGGCGAAGCGGGCTCGGAAGAACTTTCAGAATGGAAGCCCATCGACGCGGAATCCCTCTATTGGGATGTGTGGCTGGACGAAGGTTCCATCCAGCCCATGAGCCAGCAGATGCTACGCAAGACGGCCATCGCCTTGAAGCAGGCGGGCCTGTATGACATTGAATCCACGCTGGAAGCTCTGGGCATTCCCAACGCCAAGGAGATTAGTGAAAAGGTAACGCAACAGCTCTCGCTCGAAGCGTTGGCCAATGTGAAGAGTCCGGGAAGGAAGCAGCGATGACCTTGAAAAAGAAATCTGTGAAAACCCACCCTATAAAGAAGGTAGAGAAACCCATGAAACAAACCGCGCCCACCGAACCCGAAGAGCCGAAACCCGCACCCGAACCGGAGCCGGAGGAAGAAGAAGAAAGCGAAGACGAACCTCCGGAAACCGAAGCCAAGAAAGCCAGTTCGTGGTGCATCACCTACAAACATTCTCCCGGCAAGCAACCCGCAACCTCACACTCCTTCGCTTCCAAAAAGGAAGCGGAGGAGTTTATTAAAGCTCGGGGATGGGCATGGGCCTGCGCAGTCGAGAAGTAAGCTTCCCAATCGAAAACGCTCCACCGTGGGTGATGAATCCGCAAGATGAGTGGATTTCCTGTGGAGAGTTTGCAAAACGCTGGAACAAGAACCGCAAGACTATCCAACGCTGGTGCGAGTCGGGATTCATCGTCACGCTCGGCATGAGCACCTACCGCGACTCCAACGGCTATTGGTACATCCGCATCATGCGGCAATAGTGCGACATTCGCGACCGATCCCCTAGCCAAAGGTAATTGTCGTATGCGGAACTGAGGACGCAATGCGTCCCGGTTACACCATCGTTCGTCATCCCGGCGTGAGCGATGACCGCGAAGGCTGGTTGAACGGTTATCGCATCGCCGTACGAGGCACACTCGCCCCGGAATTCTCTTTGCACAAGTCGCGCATTCAGAGGTGCGCGACTACAGCGGAGTACGAGGAACTGATGTGTGAATCTGCGGATGACCTACTGGCGGCGAAACGGGACGGAGCTTTTGGAACCTGAGTCCCTTTCAATGGGCAAGGGCTCCACAGTTTGTGTGTCTGAGCACCCAAAGAGAGGAGGCAGCCATGTTCGGTTTTGGTGAAGTAAAGAATCGTCGCAAGAAAAAGGGCGGACGGAAGCGCTAACGCACCGTGGGGAAGTTACTGCGGAGTGTAGCTTCCCCTTTCCTGACTCCGCTGGAGGATCGGAATGAATCCAGAGCAGGCACCAGTACAGCGCCAACCGGGCGGACGAAAAGCGCGCCATGTGGCGAAAGGGAAATCCGAGCGCCTGAGTCAGCGCAAGCGCGGCAAGGCGGGCAAGCGTCCGAGTGGCTATCGCGGCGGCTACGGCTCGCGCATGGGGTAACCGATGAGCACATCGCATAATCGCTATCCCGACATTCCCGAAGTAGACAACGAATTTGCCAAGCCGTTCCGCAACTCGGCTTTGCAATCGCCCTTGCTTGCTGGTGTGCCCACCGGAGTGAACAAGCCCAACGGAACCGGCACGCCCAACCTCAAGAACTGGCCGGACGACCGCAGTAATCTCTTTGTCCCCAAACTGGAGGAGTAATGCCCGAAAAACTCAACAACGATTTGAAGAAAGGCGCGATGACCACGCCCCTGAGCGCGGAGCCGGGGAAGGCCGATCCCGGTCCACCGGTGCTGAACAACCCGGTGATTTATCCCTCCGACCATCTGGGATTTTTGCCACAGCACGAGAAGGGCGGCGGAAAGAAATAAATGGCAGCCGGTCCAAGTCCGATGGCCGCGATGTTGCGGCAAGCCATTACCGCTCGCCTAGCCGGTGGCGGTGGGCAGCCCGGAGGCTCGCTGGCTGGAGCGAATCCGGAAGCCATCGGGCAAGCTGTGTCCGGGCAGTACTCGGAGCTGCAAGGCGCCGATCCCGGCAAGATGACGGCGGACCTGAATCGCATCAAGCAGGAGCTGGCCGCCATGTTTCCCAACGCGGTGCTTCGCGTGGGCGACATGGGCAAGGGAATTTCCCAAGCCATCACGGGAATCAATTCCGCCATCAAGGCCGCGCAAAAAGCCAAAGAGACGTTGCAAACCGTCCATCCTCCGTTGGGCAATGCGGTTGCCAATCCGCAGGCCAGCTCCGAAGGCGGAGGACAGACACCCAACATGCCGGGTGCCGCAGGCATGGGAGCTTTCTAACTTGTCCCCGTGGAGTGAACAATGCCGGACCTAAACGAAATTCTCAAAGACAAGAAGGGTTATCCCGACGCCATGGAGCTGCAAATCGGTGCTGCCACCATGACAGTGGGACAACTGCGTGCCCACGAAGAAGCGACCGGGCAAAGCATTCAGTCGCAGCTCGCCGAAGTTGCCGCACAGAAAGCTGAACTCGCCAAAGCACAGGAACAGGTGGTGCAGCTCTGGACCGACATGAACGCCAACCGGCCTGCTCCGGCAGCGGAACCAACCCGCTCGCAGACCATGAACTGGCGAGAAGACCCGTTCTTTGCACCCGTGGCCAAGGATTACAGTTCCATCGAAGGTCAGCTCAAGCAGCTCAATGACAACTACGGCAAGGTGCAGCAAGCCATCGCCAGCGCCGTGAAGTATGTGGCTGACCGGTTCATTGAGAACGACTATCGCTCCTTGCCCGAAGATTTTCGCAAAGAAACGCCGCTGGAAAAAGCGGTACGCACGGCGCAGGAAGCCAAGTACTTCGATCAGGGTGGTCTCCCGGCAGTGAACCGGGTTTACGAAGAGTGGGCGCGTCCGCGCACCGAGGAACGGATTCGCAAGGAAGCCTACGACAAGGCGCGCAAGGATGTGGAGCTGGAGACGCGACAGGCTGCCGTGGTTTCCATGAAGCCGGGGTTTGTGGGGCAGACCACCACCACTGCCAACAAACCGGCCCACAAGGATTTTAGTGAAGCGCTGTCCCATGCCTTTCAAGACCCGGAGATTGTGGCCGGGCTGGCAGGCGGACGGTAACCGATTCTCGGGTGGGCCGCTCTCCGATGGCAAGGAGTGGCTAAGAAGTAAGGAGCCACTATGGCCGGTGTCGTTGGAACTGGAATTCAGCAGCCGCCTGCACAACTACTGAACACCATGGACGCGATTACGCAGAAATACATCGTGCCCATTCTGGCGGATCAAGTCCTCAGACCATCTCCCACATGGTGGGCACTTACACGCAAGGGCAAGAAGTTCAAGGGCGGCGAGCTGGTGTATCCGCTGTTGACCGCAGAAGAGTTGACGGGCGGCGCCTACTATGGCGACCAGCTACTGAACACCGCCGTCACCGATTCGATTCAGCCTGCCAACCAAGTGTGGCGGCATTACTATCAGGCGGTCTCGCTGCCGGTCACTGACATCATTGCTAACTCCGGCTCCGGGCTGGACATTCTGCAACTCAAGATGGAAGCCGCCTCCGGCTCCATGTTGCAGAAGCTGAACCGCGCGCTGTGGCACACCTCACCGCAGAATACCTCCATCGATGTGGACGACATCGAGAGCTGGATTGGTTCCGGACTCCCGGCTGCGCCCAATGTCACCACGGTGGCCACCAACACCATTGCGGGCATTGACCGCTCGCAGGCGGCCAACTCGTTCTGGCTGCCCCAGACTCCGGCAGACGCGGGCAACGCCACCGTCACCACGTCGGTGATGGAAGGCCAATATCAGAACTGCACGTTCGGCTATGACGAGCCGGACCTGATCGTTTCTGACCAGACGCGCTACGCTTCGTTCAAAAACATCTTCGTTCCCAACGTTCGCTACGGCGACAACATTCAGGACGCGGAAGCCGTGCAAGCGGGAATTCGCTATCACTTCCTGTACAACAACGCGGTGGTGTTGCAGGACAAGTTTGCACCAGCGGGCATCTACTACATCATCAACACCAAGTACATGTTCCCGGTCTTCCACCCGGCCAGCTACTTCCGCGTGAAGCCATGGCTAGCGCCGACCAATCAGGACGTAATCGTTTCGACCTTCTTTGTGACGTGGCAGCTCGCCAACATCGGGCCAAGGATGGGCGGCAAGGTCGTACGAGCAACTTAATCTCAGGAGGTTAGCGTGGCTTTTGT